TCTCATTTCCTCTTTGCTCCTCGATTAGCTCTTGCAATATCGGCAGGCTTAGCCCGCTTCAGATCAGCCGCCTCAACAAACGAATCTGTAACAGGTGACCATGAGTGTCTGCAATTATACCCACCACATGAGATCTTAACACTCTTACCTTGACCGTTGTTGAGGTCAGCCATCTGTGACTCATCGACCACTAGGTTAATGAGAGCTCGGCAGAATGGCCGCGTGATACCATCCTTGGGGCCGGTGTATAGGTATAGATCTAGATCAGCGGCAGTGGCTGCGGTAGCGGTGAGGGAGCGCCCCAACTCACTTATAGCAGTCCTAACCTCTGTGAGCTCCCTACCCTCTGACTGCTCTAGCCTACGCTGAAGGTCACCAATCACCACATCAACAGGCAGTTGAGTCGCTAGTGATTGGAAGGCATCCCTCATGGCCTTCTTGTAATCAGGTAGTATCACATCTTCAAAGATAGCCGTTGATGCGTTCTGTTGGATGAGATCCATTTGAGGCATAGCTTGAGGTGAGAGGTCTACATTGATCACCTCAAGCGATTTCTCGAAAGCATCTCTAATTCTATCACTCTGCTCAATGAACTCATCAACAGTTAGGCCCATCCCGCTCCTAAGCAAGAGGTCTAGTAGTTGGTCATCATCAAACGAGAGTAATAGTTGTGGATCGGTGGTTAGTGCCACCTGCTCCATTCGAGCGACGAGCTGTTGACGTGCTTTAGAGAGTGAGCTCTTGAAAGCTTTCTCTGCTGCCACCTCAGCTTTCAGTTGATCTCGTCTCGCTCGGATTAATTGAGCTACAGGGCCACGCTCCCCCTTAACCTGATTATCTAGGTCTTGGATGGCTTTTTTGTCTGCGTCCTCTTCTGCTAAGAGGTAAGCCCTGAGTAACTCATACATCTTAGCTGTGGGTGCCGGTTAGGACGTGGCCAAGGGTGCTATCGATAGCCTTAAACTGAGAGACCTCCTCAGCGTAGACATAACGTCGGGTCTTGTCGAGGCTGTCATATTGGCCTGCTACCATGCTTCCGAATTGGAAGTTGAGAGCCGCTACAGGCATTCCCTTTACATTACCGCTCTTTTGCACGATTGCATCAGCGCCCTTGAGGATACCCATAAAGAGCTTGTCACCACCCCAGATGTAACCCTCTGAGCTAGTAGCACCGGGAACAGCAGTATCTTGGCGAGCGGCTCCAACGTAGATATTCGGGATGCCGAGCACTGAGCGGAGTACCTCAATAACTGCCTCATCGCTGAGGATGAGGTTGCCTGAAGCCACACCATTAGCCAAAGTACCAACATAGCCACGAACCTCAGGGTTACGCGCTAGCGCTCTGAAGGTCTTACGGCCGAAGATGAGCGTATCAGGGTTGATACCATGAGCCGCCTCGAAGACGGTATCTTTGAGCTCATGCAACTCAGAGAGTGGCTCAGCTGCGGTAGCGTCAAACGTAGCTGAGGCCGCTGAGGTGTTAAACGCGGTAGCATCAAAGAGGAGATCAGCGGCACGCTTCTCGCGTGCAAGCTTCATCACTCGGGCAACCTTACGCGCTAGGCGTTGTTCTTCGCTTCCAGGATATTGACTATCAAAGATGTCTTCCATAGCGATAGAGTCAGAAGCCGCGTAGATCTTAGCCTTGAAAGTTTGTGAAGTACGATCAAAGCCACCGATGGTAGCGCGTGATGAGCCGGGAGCACGCTCTAAGTCGAGCCCAGCACCAGCGCCCATAAAATTACGGGTCTCCTCGAGGAGAATAGTACCTGAGCGCTCAGGAACAACGATAGGCTCAAAGACCTTATCTGCGATCAACTGATCATCACTAGGCACAGCCTCGACGACAAGGTTAGTTAAGATTTGGTCTACTGGATGTAAATTAGAATATGAGCTAGCCATGTTTCAGCCTCCTTATACTAAGCTGGTAGGGCCAACGAACATAACCTTAATCTGATCGCCAGCAGAGGCAGTCTTTTGGTTAATGTTCGGGATGATGCGAGCAATGGGGTAGAAGGTAGTATCAGTAGCTTCACAAGCTTGTACTTTACCATCAGTGATAGCCGCCAAGATTGGGGTACTGTTGAAGGTGAGAGACTCACCAGCGATAACGCGAGTGATACCGTAGATGAGAACCTCAACTACCTCACCTGAAGCGCAAGCGCGTTGAGCGACACCAACCACGTTATCATCAGTGGCAGCGTCTGTGATTACGACCTTGCCATCTCCATTGAGAGAGACAATAGCGAACTCAGTGATGGCCTCACCAGCCACGAATGAAATGATGTTATCAGTATTAGCCATGATGGTTATCCTCCAAAGGCTTGATTGTAGAAGTCGGGGTTCTCGCGTCGAACTTTCGCGAGAGCCTCAGAGTAGGTGATTCCCTCTGCCTTAGCAGTGGAGGTTACACGCTCGTTAAGAGATTGTTGGTTGATCTCCTCACCGCTTGCACCATGGCCAACCTCGTTGAGAGGTACAGCTTGTGATGGTTTGCGCTCTGAGAAGAATGCCCAAAACTCAGGTTGTAAGTCTCGGAGCTCCCAAGCCTTGCCTGCTACCTCCTCTTCAGCGGGTGAAATACAACCCTCTGAGAGTAGAGCGTTTACAGCTTGCTTCTTAAGTGAAGCGTCACGCTCGGCGGTGAGGGTGGCTACAGTCTCACGAAGAGACGCGACCTCAGAGAGAAGAGAGGCGGCCTCTGACATCTGGTTATAATCAGAGCCCATCTTGTTTTTCTTCTCGTCTTCGTCTTCAGCCATCTTAGCTTTATCCTCATCAGACTCAGCCATCTTGGCCTTATCCTCATCAGACTCAGCCATCTTAGCTTTATCTTCATCATGCTCAGCGTTGAGTGAAGCTTCAGCGTCTTCTTGCATCTCTGAGATTTTGCGCTCTAGCTCTTTAACCATCTCATCTTTGGCGATGAGCATAGCGCGTAAATCGTCAGCAGACATTTCTTTGATGTTGTCCATCATGTCTAACCTTTCGTTTAGGGTCACCCGGTCAATCTGCGCGTGAGATTGGGCAGGTCGGGGAGTGAGTGTGATAGCGAGTAATTGAGCATCCCCAATCTTCTCACCACCTAAGCGGTTGAATACCTCGCCAGTGATAAACTCAGGAGAGCTCCACAATACACCACCGGCCTCAGAAACGACCTTAAGGCCGCGCTCGTTATAGGCAGGGATGGCGTAAAGCCCATCTTCTCTGAGTTCTAAATCTATGATCATGCCTAGCGCGTTGCCGCTCTCCGGTGGAGCTGGTGGCCCTCCCTGAAATGGAGAGGTGGCATGCTGCCAATCGATGATTACAGGGTCTTCCTCTTTGCGCTCTCGGTATACTCGAAGCATCTCACCGAGCATCTCAGAGGTGATCTCTTGGCCAATATTCTCACCATTCATACGAGATGAGACCTGACCTAAGCCAAGAGTTTTAAACGGTCGGCCAATCGTTAGGCCATCGGGTACATCATAGCTAGGAGCCTCTGATAATTGGAGAGCCTCACCATAAGCCCTGAGTGAGTTGGTTTTCTCATCTGCTGAATTCATTTGTTTGACTACCTTTCGAGCCCAAGCGTAACCGGCATCACCTCCCCAACCCTGCCAAGCTTGCCAGCCTTTCCCCTGCTCATCCCAAGTTGAGCCCTCTTTATCTACCTCGTGTCGAGTGAAATAGGCGAGCATCCTACGGACTGTTTCAGGGCTTAGGTCTTTACCGGCTTTGAGGTCACGAGCTCGAGCTAGACCTACATCAGTCATGCCGCGCTGTGAGGGAGGCTTTGAAGCTCGAACTTCTAAAGCTCGCTCTGCTGCCTCACGAGCTCCCAGAGGTGGTGAGAAGTCTATGTGACTATACTTCTGAGGTGCTAGGGCTTCTGCTTTTTTCTCGGTTCTTTGGGGGTGACCCTTGGGCAAAAGGTCGAGATCAGTGTTATAGGCCTTCTTGCGCTCACCTGTTCCAACCAATTTGAGAAACGTTCTAACGCGAGCTAAGGCCCATTGAGTTCGGGTCATACCGGGACGATGAGATACAGAGAAAGCGCCAGCGCCCCGACGAAATACGGCCTTGAGCATCCCCATATCAACACGACGAGAGCCCTTTTTGTACTTCTCGTTATGCTTATCTCTCATGTTCTCAAGGGCTTTGATAGCCGCTTCACCGATCTTGATGCTACCTCGTGAGCCACTAGCAGAGCCCTTAGGGTTAGCTTTACTGCCGCTGATCCGGTCTTTTTTTGGGGCTGGCGTCTGCGCTTGCGTACGCTTCTTGATCGGCTTAACCATTCTTGGCCCTCCTCCGAGCTATGAGTTGCTCACTGAGAGCGGCTATTCCTCCACCACTACCTGAGGCCGCTATCCTAGTCATTGGTGAGCGCTGAGCTTCCTCGGGCAAGTCACCCGCCCCAAGACGCTCCCTCAACGCTCGCTCTAACTCATCATCAGGAGTTAGCAAGCCTGACTGCACTAGCCCCGGAAGCATCCCCATAGAATCCGCAAGATCATCTGTATCAAGCCCAGTATGAGTGAGTTTAGGTAATTTGCTAGGATCAATAGCGCCATAATTCCACCGGATTAAACGGCCAATAGTACCCGCACCGCGCCTATCAACTCCGCTCACTTGAGCCGCGATAATGTCACAGAGGTTAATAGCGGCTCGCCTAAATACGCTTAGGTGTATCTCACCAACGCTACGAGCTCCGGTCTCAGTGTTACCGAGGTCTGCGAACTGAGTGAGGAAGGCAGAGGCTATCTGTGAGTCACACTTAGTTATTATGTTGATTGGTCCATCTGCATATAGGTTTGGTGTGGCTGCGTATTGCTCAAACTTTACAGCCGCGTTCTCAACGAGATAGCTCTGCTCAGCAGATAAGAAGGCTTGAGCCTGTCCCTCTGCATCATCAATCATAGCGTCAATATCGCCATCACTGAGCCCTAGAGCTTCGGCTTGTGATCTGTCTACAACTACCTTAGGAGATGGAACGGCCCAACGGTCAAGACCTACGCACATGAGGTTCGCAACCCTCTGCTTGGTACGCCACCACCACCAACATGGCCTAAGCATCCCAACGCCCTCAAAGTTTGAGCCTGTCTTATTGAGGGTAAGCAATAAGAGTTTATTGCTGGGGATAGGCTCAGGAGTCTGTGTTAACCCCACTGCGTTCTGAATAACGCCATCAAGCTGTTGATTGTCGCGGCTTAACCAACGCTGATGAGCGCTTGGTTCTCTGTCAGCGTAATGAGATAACCACACCTTAATCTTACCTGTTGAGTCCGGCCCTACTTTGTAGATCTCTTCGGCGTATCGATAGCCTAGGGGGATAAACTCAAAGAGGTAGCTTAGTTGGTCTTCCCAGCTCATAGCCATTTGGCCTGAGTGGCCATCGAACCCCCAGCACTCATTAGCGAAACGGGCGAGCTCCTCTGAGACTAGATCACCCTCGACACCCGGAACGAATCGCCATGAGGCAGAGAGCAGAGTTTGCCTGAGCATATGCCACGAGCGTCTGACCACCGGGTCAGTCCTCAGCATCTCTTCCGCTTCTTGCACCCAATTGAGGCCGGTGAGCTGAGCGTTCTGTTCCTTGCCAGTGATCACCCCACCGCTGAGTTGGGTGCCGGTTATGCCACGAGTTTTAAAGCGTGGCGCTTTAGCTCTGAGGTGGCGCGGCTCGCGCTCTGTCTCGTGTTTCTGCATAGCCTACTCCAAGCCGGTGGGTCTTATCCTTTCTCCGATTTGGAGCTATCATCAATACTCAACTCTATCTATAGACGATACTTGACTATTTGTCTAGTTTCTCATTTTGACCGAGGCAACCACTCATCAACAGTAGGATGCAATACCACTTGTGAGGCGTCTTTTGTCTTAATGGGAGACTCTCCCGCGAAGAGAGAGAGCTTGTCAATCATGGCTTGCTGAAGCTCGTTAATCTGCTCGCGTAAGAGTTGCATCTGTATTTGAGCATCTCTGAGTCGAGCTATGAGCGCCTCTCTATCTGCATTAGCAGAGGCTAATTTATCTTTGAGTTCCTCCACCTCTGAAGGGTCACGCCCTGATGCTATGGCCATCATCGAGGAAATGCTACCTGTAATCATGCCCAGGATGCCAACCAATACGTCTCTATTTTTCTCTACGATCTCAACGTAGGTGAGGAACAGGATAAGCCCCACCACTAGCACCATAAAGAAGACGCTAAACCACCAACCACGCTTGGCTTTGATCTCAGAGGTTAACTCGCGCTCAGTTCGTTTTTTCTCCGGTTGCTTATTGTCCATTGATAAACTCCAGTAGTGCTTTGATAGGTGGATAGGTAGCCAACCAAGGCCACATAACACATAACACATAGATCAACTCTATGAGGAGTATTCGAGGAATACACCACCAAAACCACTCCATTATCTTTCTATCTCGCGCTCTACTCCTCACCTTCTTTGGGCCGCCTAGCCTCTTAACCTTCTCGGAGCTCGGGGGAGGTTGTAAGCTTTGGAGGGTTGAGCCTACAGCGTAAAGAGATTGGGGCTCTCTCACACCCTTGAAGCGATATAGGCCGACGCATACATAGCGGGTACCCTTGGGAGTAAACTTATTAGTTCGTCCTTTGATGGCGGCCATAGCCTCAGCGGTGAGGAGGACTTGCCCAGCCATGCAGACACTCATGGTTCTAGCGGCTATGTTCTTAGCTACTCCCTCTAGCTCAATCGGCTTAGCGCCACCGAGGGTATCAAGCTCATCTTGTGTCACCTCAGCAACTACCCCTAGATGTATACCTATTCTAGTATTGAGCTTGGTTCGTTGGGGGATGGTGGCTTGATAGGTTAACGCGAAATTAACAGCGTCAATACTGCGCTCGAAGCTGACTAGGAAACCATCAGACCTGTCAATCTCCCGACCATTAAAACGATACATTAGAGAGCGCGTCATCCTGTCATGGTATTGCAACCACTCAGCCGCCTTGACTGCCCCCACTTTCTGCACGAACTTAGTAGACCCTATGAGGTCGAGTAGTACTATAGCTAGTCGTCTCTCTTTGATTTCCAAGGCACCACCTTTACACCATGCTTTAATAGGTAGCCTACTCCGGCCTCACCTTCTCGGGCTGGTGAGTATACGGTAGCGATACCTGAATGATGTATCAACTTAGCGCAATTCAAACATGGGTCGCGCGTCACTGTCAGGAAGGCTCCGAGGGTAGACGCTCCCAGACGAGCGGCATTCATGATGGCGTTGGCCTCTGCATGGTGGCAGCCTATTTCTACTGAGGTGCCTGAGACAATATTGAGGTCGTCTCTAGTGCAAGTGTGATCACCACATAGTTCACCACCACCTCTAGGAGCTCCGTTATATCCATCTGAGATGACAGCCCAACTCCGAGGATCAAATATCACAGCGCCTACTTGACCACGTGGGCAAGGGGAGCTCTTAGCTAGTAGCTCTGCCTGAGCTATCCTCAACTTGATGTGCTTATTCATGACAGCATCAGAGCACCGAGGGAGACGGGGAAGCGTTCGAGGAGCTCAGCCTGTATAGCCTCGGCTACCTCTGTGGCTTCAGGTTGAGCGTGCTCATCTAGCCGTAACCTCAGGAACTTAGCCCAATTCAGGAGGTTACCACTCATCCAGAAGCTAGTGTACATCGACTGAGGTAACACAGCTCGGGCTTGCTCCCTGGATGCGCCTTGCTCTAAGAGAGTGTTGTAAAACTCTAGACAGATCTTAGTATGCTCTTTGATCAGCTTCGTAAACTCCTCAGACCTCGGGATATTGATAGGGAGAGAGCATTGTAGATTCGTCTCGGCTTGTTTGCGTAAACTTCGAGGAATGTAAAACTCAATATCCTTAGAGGTGTATCGTCTGCTGATCTCGTTATATGAGAATGTCCTATGACGCTGTATCTGCCGAGCAATGAACAAAGGACAGGTAATGAGGAAGGTGGCGCTGATATGCTCAAAGGGTGAGGTGTGGCGGTTGACTGCTAGGTAGTTAATCAGCGTCTTATCTCGCTGATTCATCTCGCTTTGAGTGGCCATCTTGGCGAAGCTAACCCGAGCGGCTAGAGCTGGTGTGTTGTCTTCCCCCATCGATTGGATAAGTGTAACCTCTCCAATACCATCATCATAGATATTCATCCTCGGGCCTTTACCCTTTCGATCTCTCGGGTGAGATACCAATGAGCCTTCTCTAAGTCTTCGAGCTCCTTGTGAGGGTCTTTGAGGCCGGCCCTAGATAAATACTTCAGAGTATTACCTCTGTTAAAATTAAGCTTCCAAGCCTCGATGACGTCTATAGCCTCGATGGTGTTGGGGTGATAGTGGGTTGGGTGATCGACGGTCAAAACTGCCTCCTCTTTGATGCGCCTACTCTTACTCTTCGGCCTGTTGTGGTGGGTGTGGTTCTTTGGTACTGCCTGCGGTCGACGTCTGTGTCGTTCCAATTCCAAGTGATGCAGTCATAGCGGAGCGCGTCTAGTGGGTCTTCTCTGCCGTCCTTCTTTGGCTGCTCTTTGTTGTCCCAAGCATAAGACATAATAGCTTTGTGTAGGCTGTTACCTGTCGCTCTCTCTCCCTTGGCCCATACCTCTCTAGTGATCAGGTATTGTTTGCGACCAAAAGCTCTTTTGAGTCTTTGAATGCCGTTCAATACATCGGTGCGGATTGGGTCTGTGTTGCTCCGAAGAGGAAGACCAAGGCCACCGGGGGGAGCTCCTCTAATCGCTCGGAATGCTGATCGCCCTGTTTGGTCATTCCGCGCTCGGCCTGCCTTGTCTGCTACTCCGACATCTAACCATATTCGCGGTGAGGGTGCTGCGGCTTGATATGCTCGAGGCCACGCTATGGCTAGGATGAGGGTAGTGAGTTGCTCGATGGTCACCTCTCGTGGGTTGAGCTCACCACAGATCACATCAGCTCCTAGCTCGTCATCGTGGCAGATGATCAAGACGCTAGGTTTACGGAAGCCCCAGTCGATGGCTATGCGTCCGGTCATACTCGGCTTGTATTTCCATCCGTCGATGATGTGAGACTCGGTGAACTCAGAGTAGATAAGCCCGGTGGGTGGCCTTGGCTTATTCATCACCATAGCTTCCCGCTCCTCAGCTGGTAGAAGCTTGGTGGCCTCGAACCATTCCGCGCTGAGGTTGGCCTCGTTGACGTATGAGCTAAAGAGGAGAGGTTCACACTCTGCTTGCTCTGCCATCTGCACCCACCATGCAGAGCTGACAGGCAACCCCACCAATATCATGATGGGAGAAGGGCCGGCCCGAAGACGCCCCATAGCTTTATGGGCTACCTCAGCGGTGAGAGTCTGGCATTCATCGATCAAGCAAACACCACTAGTGATGTTGAGCCCCTCTAGGGGATTGTGGGTAGCGTCTCGCGTACCCGGTCGATAATACGAGCGACACCAAACAGTTGAGTTAGTGGATGGGTCAAGCCACTGTCTGAGGGTGTGATTATATGTCCACCCCAATGGGCCTAGCCACTTTTCTAGCTCAGGCATTAGAACACTGTTGTAACGTGGGTTAGTATCAGTGACCAACAGGCTAGAGGTTCCCGGCCTCATCCTAGTAATGAAGAGGAGAGCGAAGACTAGCGCTGAGGTCTTGCCACTCCCCCACCCACACCGAGCCGCGATTATCCTATCTTCTGAGAGGATGCTCTTTATGATGGCGCGTTGAAGCGGGTTTAGTACTAGATCAGTCATCAGTCACAGTCTGTAAATTGGAGACCCTCAGAGGTGACCTCATAATACTCTCGATTGATCAAGCCATCTTTATTGGTCTCAGTGACTGTCACTAGAGCTCCTAGGGAAACATCAACCTCATCGAAATATACGCGACTCCAGCCATCACTATCAGCGTCTGAAGTGGCTCTAATGTGATACTCTCCATTTATACTCCACTCGGTTCGTTGCTTGGAAGCGTATATAGTCCAAGCTCGCTTTAACTTTACTCTAATCATCTGCATCTTGTGTTATCTCCTCATCTTCGTCATCTCGCGGCTTGAGCTCCTCTTGCACTTGGGTGATCATTGAAGTGACCATCTCTGTACCCTTATCAGAGGTCGAGCCTACATTAAGTTCGAGCTCCTTCTTGGCTCCCCATCGATCGGGGTAACGCCTCTCTAGAATCCAAGCGTAAGCTCGCCAATCGGCCTTCTCATCACCTAGTCGTTTGAGCTTGGAGAGCGCTACGGCTTCAGCGAAGTCTTTGGCAGCGTTAACCTCTTCAGTCCATTCTCCATCTTCGCACTCTTCTAGCCAGCGGTAGTGAGTATTCTCGCTGATGCCAGCTTGGGTGCAAGCGGCCACTATGCTCATACCTTCTCTGAGGTTATCGAGTAGCCTATCTCTCACC